ACAGTACATGAAGCCGCTCTCAGCGCACTTATCGCTCCTGCATGTAAACAAGTGACCGAAATGTTAAAGATTTATGGTCCTTGCAGGGGTCAGTTCAAAGCTGACTCTGAAGAAATCTTCAAGCGATCTCAAAAAGCTCGGCAATTTAATCAATCGTACAAGATCTATTCAACTGATCTTTCACAAGCCTCAGATTTAATTAATAAAAACGCGCTATATGTCGTGGTGAACGAACTAGCTAAAGAACTTAAATGGCCATATATTGTTAAACAGGCCGTTCTAAAGAGTGTTCAACCAACCCAATTATATATCTACGACGAACAGAAGTGTGAATATAAATTTGAAAATACAACTACTAGAGGAACTCTATTAGGTTCCCCTCTTTCCTTCTGTTTAATGACGATTATCCATGCCTGGTGCTTAAAAGCAGTGAATAAAATATTACGTAAGGCATGTATGCTTTTCGGCGATGATGCTGTTATCTTTGGTACAGATGACGATTGGAACAATTACCTTCGTAGATTAGAGGCAGTCGGCTTTATGATCAACCGAAAGAAAACTCATATCTCCACAAAGGGTTTCGCCTTCTGCGGGTACTTATACTCAACATCACGAGGTCGTTTAACGCCGTGCAAACTAAGTCGTCTAGTAAGTCTGAAAGATACTTGGGTCGACAATTTAGATTTATTCAACGAAGCCGCTGTTGGTCTTCTCGACTGGCAACAGAAGCGAGCTGTTAATAGGTTTAAACGAGATCACGCTAAGGTGATCAAGCAGTTTGTAGATTATGGGATCTCAATCCACGCTCCGCGAGAGCTGGGTGGGGTTGGGCTTCTCTCGAATAAACTGTTCAGATTAAACCATGATGACCGTCTAATCGGAACAATACTCTTAACGAAGAATAAGAAGATGGACGAAATTGAAATTATCAGGTCTCTGACAAAAAGTTGGGTCAGAGCATATTTACCTGAAAATTGCCGTGCACTTGTCGAAATAATTCATAATATGACAAGGCAGGTTAATTTCGATCCAGATGGTGTCGGAACATATAGAGAGGTCTTACAAACCTTAATAGGACACACCCTTTATAGACATTTTATATCTTCGTACCAGGATGTGCGTACGATTTCCAAGCGAATTTCTCCTCGTCAGGTCGCTGAAGACCTGTGGTACTCTCGTGAAAAATTAATAAGAGAGTTTATTTACAAGAAGAAATTTTCTAAACGTTTCGAGGCCAATAATGATAAAATTCGCACATATATTAAGATGAGGAATAACTTCAC